GTATAAGGAGAAATAATAGATGTCAAATTACGAAGCAACAAGATACGATTTCGATGGAGCAAACCTTACAGGTATCGAAGGAATTCCTACAGCAACTATTGTGCCGTGGTCTTCTTCTTCAGTGCCATCAGGTTTTTTAGAATGTAACGGTGCAGCCGTTTCAAGATCAACTTATTCTGCATTATTTGCAATCGTAGGTACAACTTACGGAGCTGGTGATGGTGCATCTACTTTTAACCTACCTGATTTGCAAGACAACGTTGCAATGGGTAAATCTGGAACAAAAGCTTTAGCATCTACTGGAGGAGCAAACACAGTTGCAGCTTCAGGAACTGTTGGAGGAACAACAGCTAACGCAACTTTATCAACAGCACAACTTGCATCACACAGTCACTCAGCTTCTACTGGTAGTGCTTCTTTTCAAAATAACCCTACAGGAGGGTTTCAAGGAACAGCTACCACGCCTGGAGGAAGCACAGGTAATACTGGATCAGGTACAGGGCACCAACATAATATGAGTGCAACTTTTACAGGTAGTGCAACTTCAGTTTTACAACCTTATTTAACAATTATTTATATTATTAAGACGTAGGAGAAATTATGGCAACAAATGCAACATGGACAGTAGTATTAGAAGACAAACTTGTTATTAAACAAAGTGGTGATGGTGCTGGAAATGCTTATACTATTGATGATAATGATTTTTGGGGATTAGCTAAATGGTCAAATATTTGGGCTATTCAATATGGAACATCAAATCCAAGTGACACTGTAGAGTATAGAGATCAAACTCCTCACTCTACTTGGGAAGATGCTAATCTAGGTGACTTTCAAGATTTCATTACTAGATGGGACGCAGCTCATTTAGCTAAATTACAATCGGACTGGGATAATGATAATGAAGTTGATGAAGAAGGAAACCCTGAGTCTGAAGCAGATAAGATAGCTAGATTAGGTGCAAGACCAACATCGTACTCATCATAAACTCATCCAAGAAGTTAAAATATATTTTTCACCTGAAAGTGGTGAATTACCTCTATGTAGATAGGGAAATGAAGCAGGCCAAATAACTATTCTACCTGTTTTAGGTTTTACTCTTTTTGAAAAATGTAAAAATTCTGTTTCTCCACCTTCCTCTACATCATTTAAATATATAGAAAAAACAAAAGCTCTTTTTGAATCTTCAAATTTTGAACTATGTTCAATGTGCCAAACATGATACCCTTCTGTAGGCAAAGTTTTTTGAATCTTTAAAGAAGTAAAATGAAAAGGATTTCCATCATAAGCTTCTTGAGCTCCTGTATTTTTACAATAATGATTCCAAGCTAAGTCATAATTTATCATCATTGTTTTTAAATCATCCCACCACACATCTATATTATGTCCTCTCATAAAATATTGTTGATCTTGTTTACTGGTTATAGGGGCACCTTCAAAATGTTGTCTATTAACTGTTTTAAGAAATTTATTTTGCTCCTCATATATTTTAATGGCTTTATCACATTCTTCTTTTGTAATATAATTATCATATATGCCTATAAAATTGTCTATACTAACGGTTTTATCTTTCATTTAAATCCTTTATATTTTTAGAATATTTAAATACACTACCTTTTTCTATATTAAAAATTAAAGAATATCTATTATGTTCTTCAGTATGTTCTTTAAATCCATGTATAATACCCATAGGAAAAATATAATAATCTCCTAAATTAGGTGTTATTTTTATATTTAATTCAGGGAATATTAAATCACATCCTTTAGTTAAATATAATATACCATGATGATGATTATGATCATGGTATTGTAAACTATCACCTTTTTTAATTTCATTTCCCCAAGCGTCTTTAATAGTATTTTTAGAAAAAAAATGTTCAAATAATTCAGGTTGAGAAATTTGATTTTTATTTATTACATAGGATAAAAAATGATTAAAAATTGGATCTTTAATAAAATGGTCCCATGAAGTCATATTACCCTTTACGTTTGTATAATTAGTCATATCTTTATTTATATTATTTTTTATATTAATAATTAAATTATGAATATTTTCTAAATAAGGGTAGTGGCCAAAAATAATATTTACTGTTCTAGGATAGGTTATTGTTAAACTATTTTTATGTTCATTTAACTTGTTATTTGGGTCCAAAAAACTAATCATTTAGTATCTTTCATTCTATTAAAATCTAATATATAAGCTATTATATGCTACAAAAATTAAAATTCAAGCCAGGATTTAATAAACAGGACACAGAATCAGGAGCCGAAGGTCAGTGGACTGATGGTGATTTTGTAAGATTTAGATACGGACTACCTGAAAAAATAGGTGGTTGGTTACAATTAACAGCTGCTCAAAAAACATTACCTGGAGCAGCTAGAGCTCAAGTTGCATTCTCAAGTTTTGCAGGTGAAAAATATACTGCAATCGGAACTTCTCAAGGTTTATTTCTTTATTATGGTAATGATTTTTTTGACATTACTCCTTTAGATACAGCTATTACTGGATGCACATTAACAACAGTTAATGCGTCTAGAACCGTAACTGTTAATAAAGGTTCACATGGTTTAGAGGTTGGACGATACGTAACTCTTTCATCCGTTACCGTCACAGGAGCATCTGATTTTACAGCAGCTGAATTACAACAAGTTTATGAAATATTAACTGTGCCTGATGTAGATAAATTTACTGTTCAAGCTTCACGAGCTGAAGGAGGATCTGGTATGACAGCGGCTGGTGCTGCAACTGTTAATCCATATGTTGAAGTGGGACCAACAACTCAAACAATTGGTTATGGTTGGAGTACATCTACATGGGGAGCATCAACTTGGGGCACAGCTAGAGCTGTAAGTGATGTTACTCTAGATCCAGGAAACTGGAGTCTTGATAACTTTGGTCAAGTATTAGTTGCAACCATATTTAACGGTAAAACTTTTACATGGAATGCAGGTGCAACTAACGCTAGAACAATTAGAGCATCATTGACAACTACAAATTTTCAAACTACAAATAATCCTACAGCCACCAGATTTACCTTAGTGTCTGATCGAGATAGACACTTATTTCATTTTGGAACTGAAACTACAATCGGTGATGTTACAACACAAGATCCGATGTTTGTAAGATTTTCTAATCAAGAGGATTTAAATACATATACACCGACAGCCACCAATACTGCTGGTACATTTAGATTAGATACCGGTAATGAAATACGAGCAGCTCTTCAAGGTAAAGATTATGTTTTTGTTATAACTGATCTTGCTGCATATGTGATTCAATTTGTTGGTCCACCATTTACATTTAGTGTTAGACAGGTTGGTACAAACTGTGGATGTATTGGTCAACATGCAGCGACATTCGTAAATGGAGCGGTGTTTTGGATGGGATCGCAAGGTGGATTCTTTGCATTTGATGGTACAGTAAAATCATTACCATCTCTTGTAGAAGATTTTGTATTTAGCACAGATGGAGATAATCTTGGACTAAACTTTAATTCTAGAGATGTTATCTTTGCAGGTGCAAATAATTTATATACTGAAGTAAATTGGTTTTATCCTAAATCTGGATCTGACCAAATCGATAGATGTGTAACATATAATTATTCTGAAAACTGTTGGACAACATCGTCTTTAGATAGAACGACATACCAAGATCAAAGTGTATTTGATAATCCGTATGCAACAGATTATGATGACACACTAACACCAGTCTTTCCTGACATATTAGGAATTACAAATAAATATGGTGCTAGTCTTTATTATGAACATGAACAAGGAACAGACCAGGTTAATAGTACAGCAACCACGGCTATTGCTGCGTTTATAAGATCTGGAGACTGGGATATAACATCTAGACGAAGCGCCTTAGGTCAGGCAACAGGTGTTGCTGACTACAGAGGAGATGGTGAGTTTTTTATGGCTGTTAGACGATTTATACCTGATTTTAAATATCAAACTGGTAATGCTAAAGTAACATTGTTAGTTAGTGCATATCCAGACGATGTGGCTGTAAGTTCTCCACTTGGACCCTTTACAGTTACGTCAACAACTGATAAGGTAGATACTCGAGCCAGAGGAAGACTTGTATCTGTCAAGATAGAAAACGACGGTACAGGTGAGACCTGGAGATATGGCACACTAAGATTAGACGCACAACCGGACGGAAGAAGATAATGGCTGAAATACAGGCACAAAAAACTGCAGAAGAATTATACAATCAATTATCACCTATGGAAAAACAACAATACGATGGTGTTATGGGTATGGGTGGATTTAAACAAAGGTATGAAGAAAATCCAACTTCTCAATTTGTTCTGGGAGATGTTAATTATGGAAAATTTAAAGCTATCGCTGATGCACAAGCAGCATCACCTCAAGAAAGTTTTTTAGATAAAATTAATATATTTAGTTCAGCAAGCGCGGCAGAGCCTGATAAGATAAGTTCTGTATCAAATACATCCGGGTTTCAAACTATATTAAAACCTGATGGTACAATTGAAATTGTACCCGTAGAACAAACTAATAATTTACCTTTTACATCTATGGCAGATATGGCAGCCAAAAATGCTAATCTAAATTTATTTCCCTCACCCCAAGATTTTTATACAAGTCCAACTTACTTAATGAAACAAGCTGAAAAATTTAATGAAAATCCTTTTTCTACAGGTATCATGACTCAAGCACCTTTAAAAAATTTAGGCTTTGATACTTCTTTTGGTGTTGCTAATGAACCAGATGACGAAGAAGATGTAGAAGGAGCAAAAGAAGAAACACCAAAAGGTATTGCTAAACTATTTGAATTCCTACAAAAATTATCACCCATAAATAGTATAGCTCAAGGTATAGGATCATTCTTTAATCCAAAAGGATCTGATTTTTATAGACCAGCTACTCAAGGTATTTTAGGGTATACACCTGCTCAATTAAATCAAATGAATGCTTTAGGTGGATATTATAGTGAACCTGCAAGGGCACAACGTAGAGCTGAGAAAAGATTAGCTAATTTAATTAGACGAAGAGATGAAGGTAAATCTTACTCACAGAAAAATTTAGATATGTTAACTGCAGCCTTATCCGGAGCTCCAAGTCAAGCACAATTCGCAACTGAAAAAGCAGCGGGTAAATCTTCTAAAGTTGGTGTTAAAGGATTCACAGCAAGAGATGATATTAGAGATTCAAGAAGAGGTAGGTTTTAATGGCTAAAATAACAAACTATATACCTGAACCAAAACAAGAATATGATGTAGAAAATCAAAGACAGATACTAGAGTCTTTGACTACATTACAGAATCAATTAAATTTTTCTTTTCAACAAGACTTGAAAAACGAACAGGACGCATTTAATTACTTTTTATCATGAGTATAAATTATAAAAATGCTAGTGTCATATTGACTAATACAAATATGACTACGATTTTAAATATAGCAACTACTGCTGTAGCTATTGTTAAATCAGTATACATATCTAACAACAGCACAGGGGCTGTAACTGTAAACTGTGATCTTAGGGATAGCTCTGCGAGCACAGATGTAGAATTTTTTAGAAAGGATATACCAGCAACCAGCACTATTAATGCAACAGAACAGGGCTTGAATTTAGAAGAAGGAGATGCTATAAAAGCTCAAGCAGAAACTGCAAACAAACTAGAAGTAGTTGTCAGTTATGCATTAATAGATAGACAGAATGAAAACGGATAATTTACCAAAGATAGATTGTACAACTATAGTTACATATAGAAATACAAAAACTGGCGAAACATATAAAGAGAAGAAAGAAGGACCTGATATTGTACAAGACGTTACTGTGCAGGTAACTAATAAAGGTTTAGAAGTCTTCCAGAAAGTGATGAATGATACTAAGAAACCAAAACCCTAAAGGCGGAACAGAATTACAATTCGAGTATTTAGAAAAATACGTCGACAACAATTTATTAGATCAAGTACAAATCTGTACTTCGGTACCAGAAAAAATACCATTGCATCCAACAAAACCAAATATACTTTGGCAAAAAAATTCTTACGATCAACCTAACTTAGCTCCTTGGTTTCAAAACCCTGCTAATCATAACAAGTACGACTGGTATGTTTTTAATTCACACTGGACGTATGAAAAGTTTAGAGATCATTTTAACATACCAACTAATAGATGTGTAGTTATTAAAAATGGTATTGATAAAATAGAACAAGCTAAACCATATCAGAAAGGTCAGCCTATAAAAATAATACATCAAAACACACCTTGGCGTGGTTTGTCTGTATTGTTAGGTGCAATGCAATTAGTAAAAAATCCTTTGGTTACTTTAGATGTATACTCATCTACAGAAGTTTATGGTAAACAATTCTATGATCAAAACGATCATGAATATAAAGAGCTTTACGAACAAGCAGAAAAATTACCTAATGTAAATTATATTGGTTTTAAACCTAATCAATACATAAAAGATAATTTAAAAAATTATCACATGTATGTGTATCCTAGTATCTTTGAAGAAACATTTTGTATATCATTACTTGAGTGTATGGCTGCAGGTTTATATTGCATGGTCAATGACTTTGGTGCTTTGTATGAAACAGGTGCAGAGTTTCCGATGTACATACCTTATGACTCTAATCACAGAGCAATGGCACAGAAATTTGGTTTTGGTATTGAACAAGCATCGCATACGTTAGATCAAAAACAAATACACGATCATTTAGATTCTCAATCTAGATATGCGCATATTTATTATAACTGGAATAAAATTGCTATGCAATGGACTACATTTTTAAAAGGGGTTATAAGTGCAAAATCCCAATAAGCCGATTTGGTTTGAAGAACAAAAGACAGTGGAAACAATAGACTTATCTGAACCAGCTGATAGATCGCCACATAGAATTATGGTTTGTACACCTGTACATAGTGAGTGTTCTATTCATTACACACAAGCATTATTAAAGTTTCAACAAGATTGTTTAATGAGAAAAATATTAGTTAGCTTTACTTTAATGAAATCGTCTTTGGTTACACAAGGTAGAAATTTATGTGTGGCTGAAATGTTAAATCATGAAGATGGATATACACATTTATTATTTATAGACTCTGATATTGACTTTGATTTTGCAACTATTGAGACGATGTTAAAAGCTGACAAAGATGTTATTGCATGTCCTTATCCAATGAAGTCACTAGATTGGGATAAGATATTTCAAGAAAAAGATAAAGCTCAAAATGCAGATCAGCTAAGAAGACCTGGATATACGTTTCCTATTAAATTAGAGGATCAAAATGCCATACATTCTAATGGTGGTATTGTAGAAGCAACACACGCTCCAACCGGCTGTATGTTAATTAAAAGAACTGTATTAGAAGGTATGATTAAACATTACCCTGAATTACAGATATTTCAACCTACTAATATTAATGGTAAAGAAGTTAAGAAACCAAACTTTTATAACTTATTTGACACGATACATGATCCAAGCACCAAACGTTACTTTGGTGAGGACTTTGGTTTTTGTCAAAGATGGACTGATATGGGCGGTAAAGTATATCTATATATTATGGATTATATAACCCATGTAGGTGAACATCAGTTCTGTGGTAGGTTCTTTGATAACTTAAAACAGGTTGACGATAGTAAAAAAATCAAATAAAGTGTGATATTTCAGGATAAGTACGCCTGCCCTATAAACTAAATTTAGACAAAATTATGGCAATAACAGATACTAAACAAGCAAAAGATTTTACAGCAGGGGCACCAAACATAACATTGAAAGGTGATCTAACACCTACCAAAATGGCTATGTCAGATGACGCTAACGAAAGAGCGTTAGAAAGAATATACGAAGACCTTTTAGAAGAAGGTATGTCTCCAGAAGAAGCTGCAAAAAAAGCTAGAGAATTATTTGAACAAAGATCTTTAGCTGATGGCGGTAGAGTACAATATGGTTTAGGTAGTCTTGTTAAGTCAGTTAAGAAAGCTGTTAAAGGTGTAGTCAAAGGTGTTAAAGATAATCCTTTGCTAGCCGCAGCTGCTTTAAACTTTGCACCTGCTCTTATACCAGGTGGTAAAGCAATGTTTTTTGGTGGAAAAAGTTCTCTGTTTGGAAATCCTTTAAGTCTTTTAAATTTATCTGGCGCTAAAACTGGTAAAGGAGCTGCTTTAGACGCTCTTAAAATAAGTGGAGTTGGTGCAGCTATTACTGGTTTATTAGCTGCTAAAGAACAACAACCAGGTGAATCAGATATGGATTTTGCTAAACGAAGAGCGCAAGTAAATGATCAACTTAATGTGCAATTTAAAAGATTGTATCCAAAAGGTGAATCAGAATCAGATCAAGATTATGAAGTTAGAATTGATGCCATGGTAGAAGC